GGTTCTGGGTGGTAGTTGTCAAACCAGAAATGGAATCGGCATGAGCGGATAAGCTGCTTTCCACGCTCTCGAAATGAGTAGTAAAGCCAGCAGCCGATACCTCTAAGGAACCTATCCTGGTAGTGTGATTAGATATTGTGGTTCCATGAGTATTCAACGTAGTGGCCAACGACTCGTTATTAATCAGAATCGTCAGCTCACCAGCGTCAGTCCATGAAATATTGCCACCAGCCAACTTACCAGAGCCATCTGCCATCAAACGCCATTTATGGCCTATCAAACCAGACAGTCCAAGAGTCATGCTATCAGCGGCAGTAAATGTGTCCGTAAGATACCACTTGGTTCCTATATACAGCGAATCCGTATCAAAGAACCAATGTGCTATCTGTGCCGTGTCCTTATTGATATGGAAAATGGTATCTCCAGCCTTATAACCATAGATACCAGGGCCACCATTGCCACCCATGATGTCACTTGGGCCAATGTACACACCAGTCAAGTCACCAAGTGGGTCATTTTCAGTAGTATTCTCACGCTTACCCACAAAAATCTTTGGAGTAATCATGTAGGTATTGCCGATGGTGGTCTTATTCGTTTCCCAGTCCTGGATCCAGTCAAGCATCGTGGCCTCCCTGATTACTGAATACTGGAATACTACTTGAGCAACAAATTCATCCTCCGTCTCAATGTTCATCGTCACGTTTCCAGACAACACATCACTGGGAATGGCTGTGAGTGCCATTCTCCTAACTGTTCCAGCTCCATTTGCGCTTAGCTGGAAGGTGATGCCATTATTGCTCTTCTGAGTGGACGCAATCGTGAACGGAACTTTGACATCACCTCTGACAACAGATATGTCGCAATAGGCTTCATCCAATATAGGATTTGAACCATCAAAATCCGCTTTAATGGCACACGCACTGGGAGTTACCGTCACCGAATAAGCATCGTTGACGTTCACCAGTGTTATCATACCTTTTGCTATTACTGCCATATATTCTTATTTTACAAAGAATAGGAATACTGGCAGCGTCATGTTGTCAGTATTCCACGATTTCCAGTATTGCAGAGGCTAAGAAATGACTTCCAGGAACTCATCAGCTGTGCGTTTTGCGAACCTCCGATATTCCTGCATGGCATTAAATTCCTGGATGGCTTCCTCATCGGTATTATCAAGCAGATAGTTGTTAATTATCGCTTGCATTTCATCATTCGTGTAACGCTGGCAGATGATGGCCGATATTACCGTACTGCGGTCGTATTGCCCAGCTGGAAGCGTAATGGAATGATACTTGTACTTCTGACCATCGGCTTGCTCCTTCTTGGTCAGCTTAACTACACCAAAATTGATGGTGTACACGTTGCGCCCCAGATTCCGCTCACATGTCACGAATTGAGGCTCGATGTCCGAATAGTTATACGTCAAATCCATAATCTTCTACGAGTCTTGTTGATAGTTTATAATTATATTTTATCTTCACTACATGGCAATGGCCCTCAAGATAGCATATCTTCCAGAAGAACTTGCTGTCCTTAAAGGCAGCGCGTCTTATCGCATAGCTGTTACAGTGAACCAAGAATCCAAAGTAACTGTTCATTCCGCTCACGGCACATTCAAGATCGCACAAGTCCAGGAGTGTCGGCTCATCTGCCTCATAGATGCGCTTGCAAATCTTGTCAAGCACGAAGATGGCATTGTACATGGAGCCTACTGTACGGTTGCTGAGATAGATGCGGTATTTCTTGATGACACTACCGACAAACTTCACACCCTTGCGTACTTCCTGGAGATAGAACTTATCCTCATGCAGATGGAGGTGCAGCTTCTCTTTTAAGAATAGGGCAGCAAGATGGTACAAGTCGATAATGTCTTGCTTATTCGGGCCAGTAATTGCGAAATCGTCAACGAATCTGGTGTAGTAGCATCCACGTTTTGCGCATTCCTCATTCATGTATTCATCAAAGAATGACATGTAGAAATTGGCGAACAGCTGACTGGTAAGATTACCTATAGGCATACCCACGAGTGGAGGCGCGTAAAAGAGACTCTTATGATGCTCCAGCTTATCCCATAAAGTCAAGTCACCCTTACGCTGGCAGTCATTCTGAGGTTCATGGCGTATTGTTTCCTGGGTAAGATAGATAAGCGTCTCGATGTCATTTTCGTGGTATTTCTCACGGATGAACGGTATGAGCAAATCTTCCAGCGTCTGACAGTCAATGCTCATAAAGAACGAGCGAATGTCAAACTTACCAATCCACGATTCCTGGGTGTAATGCTTGCTCACGCGCTTCATGTCTGCTGCAAGCTTCTCAACGGCTTTCGTGGTTCCGTAGCCTTTCCTGCAATTGAACGACACATTGCCTTGCTCCTCGAACCTTTCCTCAAACAATGGCTCGATTCTCATACAAATCCAATGTTGTACGATACGGTCTCGGAAAGCAGCCGCGAAAACCTCACGGAGCTTTGGTCGGGTGACTACGAAACAAATGCTGGTGGTTGGCTTATAGACACGATATTCTGCCTCATAAGCTAATCTTGGAATGTCCTCTTCTGCAAATAATCTGTAAAGCGTACATTGATGGCTCGTCATCTTGTGCCTACAGCAATCGAAAAATGCGTCCACCCAGCCGACAAGGATCTCCTCATCAAGTTCGCACACCGCCCGAACTACGTTACTGTTATACTTGTTGTTGTTGTTGAAGTTGCCATTGGAGAAGTTGATGTTCCATGCGTTAGTCTGGTTGTTCTCAGAACTACTCCAGCGGTTAGAGGACGATGCTGCGCGTACTAACTTATTCATAACTAAGTCTTTCGACCCAGTGACGCGCCCATTTAATTGTCGGAGTCCGTAAACTTGCATACGTATATGCTCAGTTGGATCGCTTGCGCTGTAAGGTTGCATTTCTCCACAATCCCATTTCAGTATAAATCTTGTTCATAGAGAGTGTGAATTGTGAGAACTGTTTGTTAGACAGTACGCGGACGTTTACACTTGTATCGGAATATTGTTTCAATATCCTTACGATTGTTTTCACTCTCGTTAAGTGGAAATGCGCCACGTGAATGCAGTCAAGACGCTCTTGCACAGCGTCATTGTCAGTTTCCAGCCCAATGTGAATTGACGTTAGAGCTTCATCAATCGCTTCCGAACACAAATTTACATAGTGTCGGAGGGCTGGTGTGTTAGGTGTCCGTCCTGCTACTGGAATCCACCACATAGCAAGAGTTTCGACCGCTCTGTAAAGCGAAGATTGAAAGACTGTTCGAGCCATCTTGTACGCTTTTATTTGTTACAGATTATTGTATTTATAAAACATATATGACCACACCGTTTTTGGCGAGGTCATATATGAATAGAGAAAAGGATTAAGCGCGGTTGAAAGAACCGCGCTGTTTCCTAAAATGCGCACACCGCCCGACCCACGCCACTGTAAAACTTGTTGCTGTTGCCGAAGTAGCCATTGGAGAAGTAGATGAGCCATGCGTAAGTCTGGCCGTACTCAGAACTACTCCAGCGGTGAGAGGACGTGAAATTGGTCATTACTCCATTGTTTATGGCCGTTGCGAAGATGTTAAGATTCGATGCAAGACCTTGGCGATAATACCAATATTGACGTGCCAATTCACCAGAAGCAGGGAGATACCAGTTATGGGCTTTGAACTGGGGTGCCAATTCTTCACCGTCCATAACCTTTGGCTCGTATGCGTAACAGTACGAAGCTGCTGGCCAGTAATACTGCTGATACTTCGATGCGTTACCGTTGGTGGCGATAATCTCATTGATGAGTTGACGCAAATTAGCAATCTCAGTCTGAACCATTCGCCCACTGGAGTATTGCGCACTTGGGATTGATAACCCTGCTGCATCCAGTACGTTGTTGCGATGAGCTATGATAGCGAGAGTATGATGCAGACCAGTAGGAACTGATTCGCCCTCGTTTACTCCAGCTCCAGCCAAATCGTACATAGCCGAAGTCAGCGTTCTCAATCCAATATCACCAGCACCAGTGTTAGCGGCAAATCCAGTCTTGAATCCGTATCTGTCACCATTGTCGGGGTCACGGTAGTTACTGTCCTCAATATACCACGTGGAGTTGTTAATCGTTCCAGCCTCCAAACCAGAAGAAGAAAACTCAGTAAGCGATGGAATATTATAGACATTGCTGATACCATCGAAAGTGATGCCAGTAATACCATTCGTATTATCACCACTGTACAAGCCCCACGGTGCCGATGTAGATGTTCCAAGAGTCGTAATATCCTCCAGGGCCACCATACGTCTGTCTGGTATGCCTTCTGCCTTGTCAATCTCACCGATATAGAAGCAGATGCCGATTACAGACTTCAATGGGTTGAGCATATCACTATACGAACCGTCTGAAAACACGTAGTCACCAAGCTGAGCTGGACGGAGATAGAGATAAAGGTTCTTTGATACCGTTATCGTTCTGTCTGTAGTCACAATGGTACATGTCAGAGGAATCGTCAACGCTGTCTCACTGATTCGATGAACGGTGACGACTCCAGTATTGGCATCCACCGTAGCATAAGTAGAAGTCGGTAATGACCATGTGATAGACGTGAAGTTGTTGGCATTCGGAGAGTTTGGAATGATGGTAAACTTTCTTGTTCCAGCCTCACGGAATGTATTGTCACCACCAATCTGCGCACTGCTGATAGAACGCTGAATGTATGAGATATACAAGTCGTTGTTCTCATCATCAATGTCGCCAAACTTCTCAAACAGTGCCTTCTTCAAATCAAAGGTCATGTATTCAGTTGACTGCAAGGTGATACTTCCAGTGATTCTGACATTCTCGATACCGACAAGCCACCACAAGAAATCAGCAGTTACATCCGTCCATGCCACATCGTTCACTCGCAAGTTGCTGATTTGTCTTGTAGGATCAGTCTCATTGAACTTAGCATCATACAGCTCTGCGATGGTCTGGTACAAGTCAAGTGAACCAACATTGTCACCAATAACGAATGACGTTAGGTATGTATAGGCATCCAGCGACAGAATCGAAAGATTAGGTAAGTCGCTGATTTCCAACGATGTAAGATAACCACCTAACTTAATGGTTGAGAGTAACTTAGCGGTCGGGAACAACACAGAAGTAATCTGAGTGCCACGAAGATCAATGGAAGTCAAACGAATACAGTTCGATAAATTCAGCTGGCCACCCAATCCACTTTCTCCATGAAGGTCGATGGATGTAATGAGCGGAGTGCCTACTATCAATCGGCTTGGACGAAACTCTGGAGCATTTGTTGGCGTGGCGATAATGTTCACAAGACGCTCACCATTGATGGTAAAGTCGAGGTCTGGCTTTACTGAAAGGTCGCCCAAGTTACCGAATGAACGGTAATAGTTACCACCCTTCAAACCGCACACTGTATCACCCAGGTTGCCGCTCTCATCAATCACAAAGTGATAAGTCTGGTTCGGTGCAACCCTAACATGCGGATTACGCAATGTCTGGCCAACACGAGCGGTCGGATAGAGATACTGGTGCGGCACTACATCCAGGACTACGGTAGGACTGCTACCGTTGATACGAGGATAGGTATTAAAACCAAAACCGTTGTCGCCATTCAACGCAAACTCACCGTATGCAGCGTATGAAGAAGCATAGATAAGCCTACGCTTGATGTATTGACGCTCCGATGCCAGCTGATCACCAAGAGACTGAGTAATCGGCTTAACAGAACGGTCACTTACGAATCCAAGCGATGTCGGGTATTCATAACGAATACGAGCTGTCTCATTATAAGCAACGGCTGGGAAATATTCCTGAATAGAGAAGAAATACTTCTGGAATGCTCCCCAAGCGGACTTCTCAATGCCATTGCTCTGGTCATTGGCCGTAATCAAATTGGTCATTCCAGTAAGAATCTCATTCATCATGGATGCCAGTTCATTATTGCCACCTTCCCACATCAGCTCAATAAGATTAAAGAGCACATTGTTATTGCCCTCAGTGTACAGCAGCTCATTGGACTCAGAATATGGGTGCATACGATCAATATAGTATGGTTTAATCTGATAGCCAGAGTTATCCGTCTTGAATATCGTGTCAAGGTCATCACCGTGCATTTCAATGAGGTGCGTTGCAGGGTCAAGAACGTAGTACGTATTCTTTGAACAGTTGTCGGTTCCTGCAAGAAGGAAATTTACGAATGCGTAGTGGAACATCAACGAGCGTGTTCTGAAATAGTTGCCAATATTTGCCTTTGCATCAGCTACAATAGCGGCAATAAAGGCTGCGTTCAAATCATCCCAGGCACCAACTGATATACCACTGATTGCAGATGGATAAAGGGAATTAAGATTCTTTTGCTGATAGGCGTTATTAACCTTCAAACCAGCAGGAACCCAGCTGCCATCAACAAAATCATAACGATAAAGGTCATACATAGAAGCACCACCGCCACTCTGAGTCATCCAGTATTGCTTTGTCGTATCAAGCCCTGGGTCATCAACAAATGCCGAATAATTGCCATCAACGTATGGAGTGATCATCGGATTGTGCATGAACAACCAATTCCAAGCATCCTTGTAATATTCGATTGTCTCATCTAACGGCTGATCTTCTACGTGTCCGTTTTCGTCATCGGAATCGTATGTCGCACCAGCATCGAAATCAAGGTTGCCATCACCGTTGTATTCAAAATATTCTTCCCCGACATTGTATGTTACCTTTTCATCCCAAGGCACACGCATATCTGTCAATGGCTTATTATTATCAGAACCTTCAAGCATGGCAAAGTCCTGGTGTACACTACTGTCATAACCCCAAGTCGGCTTATCCATCTTACCAGGGCCAAATGTTCCAAGGCCGTGGAATACTGGCTCAGAATCTCCAGGTCTCTGGATAAAATAAAGGAATGGACGCTCGATAACAGCTACACGAGCCTTTGAGTTCGCTTGCTGCATCGTATTCTTACCAACAATGGAAGTGTGAAGAAGATTATAAAGTTCGGTTGCTCCTTGTTTATGACTTTGCATAGAAGAAGCATAATTAATTTTCAACACAATCTTCTTTGCAGCTGGAGAGTCATCTGTCAGTTGGTATTTCATGCCATGATCAACGCCATTACCGTCAACCCAACCATCATTGGTAATTTTGTTACCATTAGAGTCTTTTGACTTATCAATGTTCCATTGCTGATTCCAATAGTAATACGTCTTAGCAGTAGAACCCTGGCCCTTACATGGAAGCATACCATTAATACGCCCAATCGTACCACTATGAGCATTATCTGGAGTACCGTCTGCATTCAACATCGAAATCTCAAGCCATCCAGTCTGATCATCCTGCGATGTGTGGTTCGGTTCATAACCATGCCATACAAGAACATTATACTTCTCTTTGGCCTTTGTGTAACTAATAACACCATCCTCCAAGATGTCATTCGCTATACGGAAAGCAATCTTCTCAGAAGATGTAGGAAGCGTACTGCGATAGTCGTTCATACACTCTTCTGCGGAAAGAACTTTCTTGTAACAACGTATAGAATAAATGTCGATGTCTGCATCAACCTGGCCGATGCGGATTCCACCATGCCCAGCATTGGAAATAAACTCATTGGCATTGGAGATCTCAAATGGGAACTCACGATTGATGACACCGTTGACGAAGATTCGTACAAGAGCCACCGTTACATTGCTGGTGGTCGATGAACGTAAAGCATGAACAACATTGATAGCAATGTGTGTACGCTTTCCTTCCTCCCAGCCAAAGTTCTGGTCAACTTCTGTAGATGCGCTTCGAGTAAACAAGAAGCCATCGAGAGGTCGCATGAACAGACCAAGCGGTTTACCAGTTGCAGCAACTGTAGAGCAAATCTGGAGAATCGGATCAATCTCGTTAGTGATATTGCGAACCTTGAAGTCTAACTCAAGTGTCATACTGGAAGCCGTATTGCTCTTGAATGCCTCCCACGGCTCGTATGGAATCGTCAAATACTGGCCAGCAAGAATACGGAGTATGCGCTGTCCGCTCTCATCAGATACCCAGCCATCGTTCACAAAGCCAAAATTCTGGAATACGGCACTATTACCATTTCCGTCAACGACTTCAACATTGTCTTGGGCCGCATTAAGAATACGAGCTGGATTAGCCTCACTATTGTTACGCACCTTCGGATTCAAGAAGAAATCGGCACCAGTAGTAGGGCTAAACTTTTCGGTATTGTCAACCGTAATGATTTCCACATCGCTGCCAGTGCTTTCCTCCAGGAAGTTGACCTCTGTATTACCAGATTTGCGGAACACCTTTAAGTAGCCGTACACAGTATCATCAACGCCATTTTCAATTTCAATTGTGGTAATGACATGCTGCTGCGTCTGAGGTGCCACGTTCTGTTCCAATCGAAGATACTCAGTATCGCCATCAAAGTTACCAATGACAACTGCAATCTCCATATTGTCACCAGAAGGATTAAACACAGCATAGTCAAAGAGGGTAGTCTGCTCATAGTTGACCACGTTCTTTTTCAGATTCTGGATGAGTAAATATGGCGTATTGTCCTCAGAATCCACTACTACCATGAATGAGTTAAAGATATGCTCAGATTCCAATGAATTACCGTCACCATCCACACAAGTCAACCATGACTCAATGGTATGTACTCCATGAGTAATTACCTTACACAACTGAGAAGCTGTATCGGTAATGGCAGAAGGTGTAAATGTTGATGTGGTATAGGTAGTCGTACCCACCGCAACCTCAATCTCACGATAGCCATCGCCTCCAGTTCCGCTAATCTTCATGTGAAGCGTCTTAGCAACGCCAGCACCATAGATATAATATGAAGGCTGGAGGTAGTTGGTGGTCACTGGAATATGGTAGTCAGAAGCCATTTCCAGTCTCAACGATGTCAGCACAACTGAATCGAAGATGATGTAGTTCGAGTTAGAGCCAAAGGACTCATCCGTTACATACACACGGACACGGTTGCTGCCAGTTGCTAAGAATGCCGTAATGTCAATCTCGTCATAGGTTGCAGACGCGGCCTTTGATGCCAGAGCCATAGAACCTTGGGTAGTCCATTGGCCGTTAGCGTATGTCTGGATGTAGAGCGTACCACTGTTACCAGTGTCATAACCTCCAGTCGTACTGGTGAACAAAAGATGCAGCTTAACGATTCCAGTGATGCTTACCAGACTGGTGGTACTGTCTGTAGTGCGTAGAAGCACCTCAGTACCTTCCGCTGTATAAGGAAGCGTCACCTCACCATCGCCATCTGGAGTGTAAGTCTGGGAACCCATCTTAACACTCCTCACACTCTGTTGGTTCTCCTGCACAGCTCTAACCAGCGTCTTAAATTCTTCCGCTGTAAGCTTCTCAGAAGAAGGAATACTCTCTGTAGCCGCTTGCTGACTGGCATTGTTGGCTTTTTCGAGCAAACCAGAAATGTCTATTGCCATAGTTTTGTTATTTTAATGAAGTTATAAAAATTAGAATATAATCGGGAACGTGTATGGGAATACCGAGCTACCGTTCTGCAATTCACAAATGAACAGATCTGAGCCACTAATCTGATAGTCCAGTGTTATAGTCCTTGCTGTACGGTCAATTGCAGCATGAACCAGTTCTTCATTTTCATCATATACGGCCTCCCACCAGCCTTGAACCTCATGCTCAGTATCTGGGAGGTGATACTTCTTCCAAACAAACGTGAAGTTGTCGGCCACGTATGTCGGGTCAACAAGCTTTCCTTGGTAATACACATCTGCCTGGAGAACAGTAGCGCAAACACCATTCTTGAATGACTCTCCCTTGGTCGAAGATACCTTAATCGTATAACCGAGGATGTATTGCTTGCGGATAGTAAATGAATCCGTATAGACATTACCGCCAATCGTAACCTCACATTTAACTGTAAGTACGCTCTGACCATTCCAGTATTCACCATCTGGAAGAATCGTCAATGTTTTTGCGTTTTGTCGGCTAAAAATCGTCCACGTACCATCATTCAGATAGTACCATTTACGCTGGCTGGATGTGGAAGAAAGATTCTCTTCCGTCATCGTCAACGTAATGGATTGTGGAGAGAACTGCGTATTGGCAGATGACTCATCGCCTAATAGGTTGAAGCAGTCTGGGCCAGTAATCTTGATGGACTTGGAAATCATCTGCTGCTGAATAGTGTTGCTCAGATTATTCCAGTTCAACGTCACCTGGTCGCCAAAAGTCACTCTTCCTTGCTGATCCCAGGAAATGTTCATATTGGCAAAATATCCAGAGCCATCAGTCCTAAGAAGGAATGAGTTAGTCCTGGTGCCAATACTTCCATTGCCATCCATGTTCAATTTGAGCAACGGATTCTGAATGGTGCCACCAATACCACCACGGCTAAACCACGCGCCATAATCTTCCGTATCATTCAGAATTTCGTCCGTTGGCTGATACTGAGTTACAAGCCTTCCAGATTCAAGCTGGGGTGCCGTGAAGTAGAATGAGTGGCCATCTATAATCTGTGCCTCTGCCTCAAGAGTCGCGCTGGAAGCACCAATACCGTTGTGGTCATAGTCCGTGTACTCAAAATGCAGCTTCAACTCCATGTCATCTGTCAATTCTTCTGGCTCTTGAAGCTCAAATGTTACAGAATGACGCACCCATTTATGCGCTGAACTATATGGTATGGTAATGGTGCCAACGGCCTTATTGTTTTGGCGTACATAGATGACACATGCTGATTTAGCATACCCCCAGAACGAGAACGTATAAAGCTTACCGATTCGAGACGTGAGCCATGCGTTGACCTGGGGTGTGAATATCATGTCCTCTACCGCCAAATAAACGTAGCCAACTCCAGTAGGATTAACTAACGACTGGTCAATCATAATATTGGATGAGAAATCCACATCCAACGAATTGATGAATACGTTACGATGAATCTTTCCTGCGTAGAACGTAGAAGAAAATCCGTTCTCGTCACCAGCTGTCAATGTACCAGAAATATGGGCCGAACCAGTTACGAATAGCTTCTGGAAGTAACCGCCATAGTCACGAATCTTACCGAAGATTGGGTCTGTGATTCCATTGAGCTTACCAACCCTAATCTGGCTGGCATCCTTGAAATTGGTCACACTGGAAAGGAGAATGATATTGAAGTCCGCAATCTCCATCCAGTCACCATTTCCAAGGCCATTCGTAATGAGCTTTACATTACGCAAATGGCGACCAGACCATTCAACCGTAATAGCATGAAAGTGATACGTCCAGTCTGTAGTAATAGCCACGCTCTCGCTACCATCTGTGTGTACCTCATTGATATAACCCAGAGAGACGCTGCCAATACAAGCCTTGTTTGCGCGTACCTTATATGAAATCAATACACGATTCGGATTGGCCACGAACTGATAGAAATTCTGGACGATACCGTTATTGAGTCCTGCACCAACAGAACCTACAGCAATCTTGAAAATACGACTGTTATCAAGGTAGCTGGGCGTGTAGGTCAACGTCACTCCAGTACGATTGACTGGAATGTATTGCGCTGTTGGGTCTTGGTAGTCAACGCCACCGATACTTTCTGGCCAACACAAGCTTGCATTGCGTCCAATACCATCAATGACATCCATGTATGGGGCCTGGTCATCAGACGAAGTAAGGTATAGCGCACCAGACCTCTCTTCATTGAACAGATTGGTGATTCTGGCAAAGTCAAGTATCTCATCGGTCTGAGGTGCATCGCCTTCAAGCAGCGCACCGATAAAATACGGACGCTCTTCTACCTCATTGGTTTCTGCATTCACAGTTTCGTCTGTACCATAACTGAGAACGCACATCAATGAGTAGATGAGGTTTTGACCATCGAAATACTGCCTACGCACTATATCTCCAGTCTGTAAACCCTGCGACTTCTTGGTGTCTGGATGCAGGGAAACCTTGAATTTCCTATATTGAAATACTGCCATAGTTTTATAATATTTCTTCTACAACATCCCCAGAGCAAGCATCGCTAACCCAAAGAGAGCCATTAGTAACACTGATTTTCTGAACTTCCAACTCATACACCCTCATCTTCTTGCGGATTGTCAACTCATCGAAAGTTGCGGCAATGCCTCCATACAGTTCGCTCTCGTTAATCGCCCACCCATACCCAGCAAAACCGCTGGCAAAACGGACGGAGCTTAGACTTCCAGTGAAATATGAGTTTCCGTTATGAAGCACACCATCCACAACGCCTTCCAAAAACACGTCATCAGCGAACATCAAAGCATTCTCGATCAAGCGCGTCTTATAGGTATTGCTGACAATAGAAATACTGCTGACCTCAACTGGTTTACCGAATCTGAAAAACTCTGCATCAGTAGAGAGTAAGAGAGTAGCTGACCACGATAGACTCAGATTTCTGAAAAGTGATGTGGTCTGTATATAGTTGGCCGACACGTCTATCTGGTGTGTGGTAGGCGTATCGTTGGCGACTGTAACGTATGGAAGAGTCAGATATACTGTGTCCTTATTGGCATTAGTTGACAATGCAGGGCCAGAAGCAGCACCTAAACGTATCTTCTTCTGGAATACGACACCACAATTAGTGGCATCTGTATAATAGGTCTGCATAACTGTAGGGCCAGCATTCGCGCACCCAGCGGAGAAGGAATTAGGGAAATTACCGTCACCGTTAGCAGATACCATACGATAGTCACTGGAAGAATTGTAAATATCAGTGAGGAGGACAATGCGAGTAGTGCTTGTCGCTCCATCGCTGCCACCAAGGTTCATTATGGCACCAGGAGCTAAAAAGGAAACGGTTGGCGTATTCCCTCGTACAACCTTCACAATTGACTTATCGAGGCCCTTAATGGACTTTCCATCTGCGATATATAAATCTGTATCGAGATTGATATGTGCTACCTCATTCTGAACATCATCTTGAACGGAGTAAAGTAACGCATCGCCAAATTCTCCAAGCTGGAAGCCATGCAAAAAATCCACGGCACCGCCGCCATGAGTCGTACCATCAATCGTGAGGTTTCCATAGACATGGCCATCCTTCATCACAAAGTCAACGGTACTCAGATTCAAATTCCCCTGGTGGAAATATTCATTCTGTCCGTTCTTGATGTGACCATTGGATATTTCGATAGTGCCGAGCGTAATCGTCTTTGCATTCGGAACAACAACGTCACCAGCCAGCTTAATAGAGTCATGGCTAATGTTTAGCACATTGCTATTGTCGATATATATTATCTGGGCGTTACCGAAATATATACCAGCATTAGCGAGTGTTAAATGACCATCAATACTGGCATTTTCACTGACCACCAGAGAGCCATAGACCTTTGCGTACTTGTTATTGCTGGTAATATAGACATCGAATATCTTATCGTTGTTGTAGCCAGCCTCAAATCCATACAATGCAGACAGATTGCCAACCATCGAATCCCCATTACGAGAAAGATAGCCGACATCAGCCGCACCACCACCAGAACCGCCACCACTCACAGTTGAAATAATTGCATTGGCCATCATGTAAGCGGCATTCTTCATCAGAATGTCTGAATATGCGGCTAACGATGCTGCAATAGCGGCTTGGTCTATCTCACCTTGTGGAGTCAGAGGTGGGTTTACAGTATAATCTGGTGCATCTACCTGGTTGGCATCGCACATGCCTTGATACAACCTACTGTACAAGTCGTATAATTCAGAGGTCTGATCAAGTGCTGCTTCATTGAAATTTAACTGTGCTGCTGCCATTATTTCTGTATTTGAACTTTCTTAGTTAAGAATCCGCTGTGCGCACCCTTGAAGGATGCTATCTTTGCTTTGAGAGCGATGAAAGATGCAACATTGATAGGAGGTTGCGGCCCAAGCATAGTAGTAGTCATAATCTGGCCGATATATCCCAGCAATTCGTCAAGAACATTAGCCAGCTCAACACCCAACACGGCATCATCTGTTCCGCTATCACTTCCGACATAGACGGTTCCATCTTCGATTTTAACTTTGGAGCTACCCATCTTATGCACAATGTCATCATCCGTCATCGTAGAACTGCCATCACCATGCTTAAACTCTATCTTGTCCTGGTTCATGGTCTGGGAGCTATCATTGTCGCCCACAACAACATTGAACTGCTTACCGTCAATGGTTTGTTTCACCTTATCGGAATCAGACTCATCCTGCACCTCAGTAACGATGGAGTTCTTCTTATAGGTAGTCTTGGTATAAACTCCAGTTTCTGCCAGCTCTTCAACGTCTGGAGATTCCTCGTCACTTTCGTCAAACTCTTCTCGCTCTGTTACACCAACGGTAATTGTATCGTGAGAATCCAACTGGATAACATCCACATGAGAAAACATGGCCACATATTCCGTATGCGTCACTGGATCTTCTGCAATTACGACCTCAGAATAGAGCTTCGGGATGATTACCATACCCTTTGAATTATCCTGGAGTGCGCTAATCAACACGCCCTCATGGTAGCCTATCTGTACCTCATCACCATTTGCTTCATGGGCTATAGACGAATATTCTTGCACGTCAACTGTACCGAACAGCTCATCATCCTCATCTGTATGTATCTTTTTCACAAACCCAGTTGTGCGTCCAGTGCCATGAACAGAATTGGTATGTGGGTCAACCAGACCATGCAAGGCTATCTTCTGGATGGCCTCGCGTATAATCTGATTTGAACGTAAATCGCTGCTCCTACTCATCTGTTTTTTCCTTCTTTATTTTAGAAATACAATATGGTAACTTGATAGTTTGACGATAGCCACCAGTTCCGAAGGACGTGGAAACCTCATCTACTAAATAATAGCCGTTTTTTTCTGGATAGCGGTTATCAACCAGCTCAACTTTTGTGGCTGTTTTCAGTGCAAAATCACCGAAAAGTGTCAAAGAGCCTTCGATTCCGTTCATATTGTAGCTTTCCAGATACTTTATCGCCTCATCCAGCAAGTCCTCTTTGGAAATTCCAATCTTACGAGACATGTATGGAATGACGTTGTATTGCTTCAAATCCACCTTGTCTTTCGATTTTGTCAAAGGCGTTGCACCAAGCTTCATAGCCTTCTTAGACAGTTTCGTCTCATTCAGCACCTGGTATTTCTTTGAACCCTCCTTCGAGGAATCGTAATCTGGGTTACGTCTTACTGTGATATGGTAGAACTTGCTATCATTGGTCAATGCCGTTGCTTCAACTGCCAAAAATGCTTTATCCGTGTCCATCAATGTAAGTCCATCCTGGGCTACATGATAATCGAACAGAATTTTCGGAACCTCCGAATTAGGATCACCATTCAGTATTGAATCTTTCCCTGGATTTGAGAAATATGAACGGCCAACCGCTATACATGGTGTTCCATTATTGTCTTTCACATAGGCAAACACCTTATACTTTCCCCATTCTGTAAGCACGTCAGCAACAGTCAAATCGGTTGTGAGGTTCACTTTTCCGATATTGATTTCGCAAGCTTTGGTGTCTGGGTGTAACGATAATCCAGAATCTTTCAGAAGTTTGTACTTTCCATCATCAGCAAGGAAATCATTCACAGTCATGTTCTTCGATGCCGTTACTTTAGGACAAGATATTTTCTTGAGTCCGCTGGCCAGATTCTCACACTTTATCTCAATAGGAGTAGAAATACTACACTTAGTAATATAGCCATCGAACATAATGCTCATCTTCTCCTTGTATTTGTTGAGCATACTGGAATCATTGTATATAGATTTGCCTTGTTTGTTAGGCTTCATTGTGGCCATAATATCCAAATCTTCTCTTACAAGAGGATTCAAATATCCAAGTCTAATACGAATACGCTGGCCAACCTTGAAGTCTGCAACGGTAGCCAGCTTAGAATCTGTCCTGGTAGTTACGAGAACACCATTGTCATCCAGGTTTGCTGTTATCTTTGAACTGTACTCTTCACCATTAATCTGGGTGATGGTCTTTTTGATAACAGTGCCACGAGGAAACTTAACAGATGCCTCACCAATGAGTTTCCGATAAGAATCCTCTATCTGCAAGCTCTCAACTTCCGCTATAAGTAGCGGAGAAGATGGCTCTTCCATAGGCTTCTTTGGGTCTTGTAAATCCCAAATTTCTATCAAGCATATCAGCACCTGGTAGCTGGGTTGTGAATCATTTCGTGCCATATTATATCTCCTCTCCTGCAAGAGCGTTAATACCACTATCAATGCCAGCGTTTACTGCGGATGATACGGCACTTGTCGCCATATTAGCAGCAATCTCAGCAAGTTTACTGTCAAGAATGAACTTGTACCACTTATTCATAGGACTCAGTTCTATCTCCTTGTTCAAGATTGCGATAGTGTCCTTGGTTACTTGCACATCCTCATCTGGCTCTACGGCTACACATGAGAACGAGTACGGCTGCTCATTCTTGCACTCTGGATCACCCAGGGAATAATCCGTAATAATCATCTTGTCAACATTGAACTGCTTAAAGATGAAGTGATTGACGGAAATAACACCACCGTATTGGCACATCTGAATAAACTTCTGCACCAAGGTATCTGGGTAAACGTCTATCTGGTCGCTAACGATGATTCCAGATACGTTGAACTTCAAGTCGCCTCCAGATACCAATTCCTTTCGCGTAAAGTCACGGCCCTGGACGGTACTCATCACGATATTCTTTGCAGACGATACAGTAACATGAGGCGCAAGGTCAATGAACAGCAAAGTTTTTGAGTTTACTGTATATTCGGTTCCAACGGTTTTGTTTCGGCCATCACCAGAAGGCACCTCTGAATACTTGACATCAGTAGTAATCACGTCATCCTTACCGTCATAGTGCATCATCAAGGCTTCTGGAACTTTTGCGCCATACTTGTCATGGGCATAGATTACCGAACCGTTACTCATGGTCACACATCCCCATTCATTGTCATCAATCTGCTTCTTCTGATCCTTAATGAGTGTGGTGTGGTTCTTGTCTTGCTGTTTCAGTACGGTCTCACGTAGCTGTTTCTCCAAATATCGTTGATACTTTGGGAACAGCTTGTTGATTTCTGCCTCAACAATTTGCATGGCCTCACGCTTGACTACATGGGCCAGCATTATCTTATATGCGCGGTTATTCTTGAATTTAATAGGACTGGCTGGTGAACTTGAGTATGACCAACCAAGACTGGAAGCGGCATCCATGCCACCTTTAGTAACCGAGAATTTTAGCGAGTTCCACGCGCCTCCAAAGTAACTCATTGTTTATCCGTGATATGTTTCGTCAAAATCGTGTACTACATCTATGAGAGCCTGGGTCAACTGCTGCTTCACATCGTTGATTACGGCTACATTATCTGGGTTAGTGAGGTCGATGGACTTCACGTTCATCAGATTTTCAATTTTTACAATTACTTGCTTCGGTGCGGCAGAATTGTTGTTATAGTGCGACTTGTAGTTGGACTGATTGGCACCTCCAGTACCGCCAACAACTCTTGGAATGACTGGTGTATTACCACCTGGATTCTGCCTCTGTAATGCTTGTTGCATTTCGGCATCGGTCATATCCACTAATGGCCCATGTCCGCTTTCTGGAACCCATTTGCCATTTTGCCAGGTATATTTCACACCATTCAAAGTTTTTTCACTGCCACTTTGAGAACCGTTTGGATCGCCAAAACCCCATATTGGACTATTGACAAAACTATTGAAGTATGGCTGAATCTTTGGACTCAGTTTATTCACCATATCAATAATCTGCTGGTGGAAAGTAAGGAAATGCCTTCTTGCTTCATCCGCTGTAAGCGTAACTTGTTCAAGTTTTCCAGTCTGCTGATTCAGATATGTATAGGTGCCAGAATGCCATTGATTGTCATACCAACCAAAATACTTCATAAATTGGTCGGAACCAAAAGCACCATATCGCTGACTATTGAATATATCAATACCACCATGCAGCAAGAAATTACCCAACAAATCAGTCGTTACTTCTTGCTGAGTTTCGTGAGCGGTCAATATTTTCTGCAAGTCAGCAAGCTGTGTGGCCAATGCTGTTTGCGGATTATTCCACATAAACTGATCGTACAATCCTTTCTGCAATGCAGTAACGTAGTGATAACTCATACGGTTAGTAGCCATTGAGTTCTCACCAATTTGGCTCATGTTCCAATATTCACTGCCTTTATAGTATTGTAATGACTGTGCGTAAGAAGTGAGGTCTTTAATAACAGCATAGAAATCTTGCGGAGTCGCTGCTTGCAAGATTCTGGCTTGGTAGCTATCAATCAGTTCACGTAGCTGGGAGCCTTCGCTCGTGTCTCTACCCAAACTATAGAGCAATCTTGAAGCGGCAATTTGGCTAAAGGCATTCTTTGTTTCATATTCGCCATAGTCCACGCCATTGAACATAAGATGATAATAATCATGGCCATTTGCGTGTTGCCATTTCCGTCTCTCAACAGCCATTTGAGGATCATTAAGATCAATAGCAAACCCTCCAATAGCAGCAATCCATTCATCCTTATTCGAGAACTTACCAAATGCAGCACTGGCATTCTCAAAAGTTTCTTTATTTGATTCCTTGAATGGCGTGGCATCTTTGATTTCCTGCTCTGCTTGCTTCATCAAACCAAGCTGTTCACGCATTAGATTGATATGTTCACCGATAGCACGATTAGTGTCTAATTGCTTATTATAAACAATAGACAAATACTTATCTGCCATCGTAGCATGTTCAGAGTAGTTTATACCATTTATAGTATTGGTACTGGAAATGAAATCATTGTTTGCTTGCGTAGCTACATCAATAGCCTCGTGATACTTATGGAAATAATAAGCAGCACCACCAACGGCCAACCCAATAGCAGCAACCCAGCCAATTGGATTCGAGAACAATGCAGTAGCAACACCTGGAGCGGCCAGTAAACCACCGCCAATGCCTCCAATAATACTGCCCCACATGCCTCCGTTCTCTTCATCAATAGAATTTCCAATAGCGTAGCCCAAGCCACCACCAACAATACCACCAAGACCAGTACGGATTGAACCCCAGACACCTGGAGCCAATCCCATACCACGGCCCATACCGCCCATAGCACCGCCACGGCCACCGTACATCCTCTGATAGCGTTCCCAGACAGCTGGAGAGATTTCTTTGCCATGAGCCATTGTAGCAGCACCATAATTAAATGCGCCACCCCAGCCCATAGAAGCATTTGCTCTTCTAAACGCCATCATAGCAGCTGTACTCCTACGAATATTAGCTGCAAGCGTTACAAACCCATTGATAAATGCACCGAATCCCTGGGTAAGACGAATGGCACCAAGAACTGCGTACCAAGCAGACTTCAAAACACGGAGTCCGTAAATGACTGGCCACATCCTCAGTTGAAGTTCCAAGAACAGCATAATTGGCTTTCTGAATTTCTCGTAGAAGTCCATAATCGTCTTAGTGAAATCACCAAGGATTCTTGCAAAGTTCAAAATGTCCTCTGCAAATGCCTTAATACGACTTCTTGCATCGTCCGTACCCAGCCATTCAGTTACGCTCTTGAGCATGTCGGCAATCTGAGGACGTACAGCTTCAAAAGCTTGCATAGCACCCTCTGTAAACATAGAAGTTGTCTGCGCCCACAAGCCTTGTACTGTATTCTGTTTAGCTTCTGCCAAACGAGTTGATATACCAGAAGATTTACGGTTCTCTTCGATAATCTTATCCCACTTCTCTACAGACTGCATGAGTGATACACCACCCTGGGCGGCTGTTACACGGAATAAGTCAAACGTAGAACTCTGCGCTCCAGCTTCTGCCAAATCCTTGAAAATGGCATAAGGAGAACGTAATGTACCATCGGCATTTCTGGCAGTAACACCGAATCTATCTAATGCGGCCTTCTGACTCTTGGAGGGTTTCAAAAGGTTGTTCATCAACTGGCGAATTGTCGTACCAGCGTGAGAACCCTTCAAACCAGCATCACCAAGAATACCGATCATACCAGTAGTCTCATCAAAGCTCCAGTTGTTAGCTCTTGCGATTGATGCAAAATACTTGTATGACTCTGCCATTTCTGGAAGCGTAGTATTCGACATGGTGAATGTCATTGTCATCTTGTCGGCAATATCACGCATCTGATTAGCACCCATGCCGTATGCTGTCATAATATTGGTCACAACATCGGCTGTCTCACCAAGGTCAGTGTCTGCGATAAGGGCAATATCTGTAATAGGTCGGATTGCACTATTGATTTCCTCAATATTCAAACCAGCCATAGCGAGGAAGCGACTTGCGTCTGCAACCTCTGGAGCCGTGAACTTAGTCTTTACGCCAATTTGACGGACGTTGCGCTCCATAGCATGAAAACGTCCTTCAAAATTTTCACGGTTATCATGCGAACCAAGGATGTTCTTGGTGGTCTGCATGATATTGTCGTATTCAGTAGCACTACTGATAGCACTACCGATACCAGTGCCTAACCCTGCAATACCGTATGCGATACCCATACCCTTCAAGATGTCAACGGCTCCAATGCCACCGACATCCATAGGAGTTGCACCCAACATCTTATAACCAAGCGCATTCGGGTAAAGGCTTCTGTATCTTGCGCGTACTGGAGCAACACGAGTACCGCCCCTTGCGCGTCCACGAGGAACTGGAGTTGGCTCTACAAAATTCTCCCTGGCAGCAGTCCAAGCGTTCATTACGCCTGGGTTTTGTCTGGCAAATGCGCGTGTACCAGCCTTACGTGACTGTTCCATATATCGCTGGTACAATGGGTCTGTCTTATAGTTCCAGCCAAACATAGCCGCATTGTCGCGGATAAGCTTTGCCCTTGCTGCGTAACTGGATTGTAAACGCTCCCAACGCTGAACAACTGGATCCTTCATGGGTTGACGGTTCAACGTACTGGAAACACGTCTGCCATTACCACCTCCAGTAGCAACAGTTGTAGTCCTGGATGCTGCGCGTCCACGAGAAGTTGCACCAGCAACGCTACCGCCACCAGCACCAACCGTCATGTTCAACGACCTTGCGGTGGCCATGAGCCGTTCCAGTTTTCCCTGCAATCTGTCAATCTTAGCCTCTGCTTGCTTCGTATTGATGAAAACCTCTGCCTTGACCTTACCAAGAGAGGAAATATTAGTTTTGAGACTATTGATCTTCTGATTCAGCTTCTGGAATGGAGCCGATGCCTTCTTGAGCTGTTCGGAAGCCATTGTAAAACGCCCGATAGCTTGCACCGCATCTTCCGCAAAGACGTTAATGTCGTAATTGACTACATAATTCTGCGCCATTATAGCTTGATATTGTTTACAAAGAATAGGGTATTGCCATTTCTTGTGGTTAAGAAAAATCCCCATCACCACAGTATTATGATGATGGGGAGCGGATTATTTTTTAGAAGAGCCGAGGAGTCCTAATGTATTTGCTTGTTGAATGCGTACTTGGTGAGCGTCCAGCCATTCAGCATCGTTGGCGATAATGGCGAACTCTTCATCGCTTAGACTCTCAACATCTATTCCTGGGAAATAATGCCGAATAAATATCAGCTTTTGTCGGAAATAATCCTTATCGCCTACTTCCCAGGCTTTGATAAATTTATGAGATTGCCGTGACGCATTTCAATAATGCGAGAGAGCTGGCCCATCAAGCCGAAGAGGAACAGCGAGTCATCGTCCACCAGTTCCATGTCACCAGCGAGGAAACAATCCTTTGCCAGTGTGCGCATGGCTACGGCCTGGTTTGTCTGGGATGCTGAGAGATACTTGGAGAATGCCTGGAAGGTAGGTTGACGGAAATAGCCTACATAGACTTCCTTCTCGTCAAACTCATTTCCTTCGACAACGAGAGGGAACACCACGCGGAGCTTGGGGTCGCCTTCCTTGATTTCCTTAACTTTTGCCTCGATTTGTTTTGCCAATTTCTCATTAGTGAGCTGGCCATCCTCATTGAAGAGGGGTTCTTTGATTACTGCCATAATTTTGAATATTAAAAATGGATTATCTTTATGATGAATAGAGAGCGATAACATATATCGTTTGAAAAGTGGGGAGATATTTTCATACCTCCCCACTCGATAGTATTAATCAAGACCGTGTAACACCTTATTAGGTATTAGCACTGGTGCTTGGGATAATCTTGAACGGATTCAAGTCGAACTCCTTGGTGATATTGGTATCGTCCTGCTCAGCCTCCATACCGTCCTCAGTGAAGAGACAGCCTTTGAGCGTTACAGTTTCCGTAGTCCAATCATCAGTACCAAGCTCGTTGGCAAACGAGATTACAAGATCGAACTCTCCCAGGTTCATCAGAGAGCCTTTCAGAGCGCGGAGCTGCACCTGGGTATTGTAGTCCATAGTGATGGATGCCGTGTACTCATGGTTTCCGAAACCACGATTCACTGGCTCACCACCAAGGCCATAGTTGGTCTTGACGTTACGCTTGATATTCCACTTGATGCCAGACACACCCTGGAGGATGGTCGGATTGGCAGACGCTGAACCAGTAAGAGCTGGTGCTGTCAGCTCAATCATCGCCCACGAATAGGCTACGTTGTTTACTATTGTTGCCATTTACTTTAAGCGGATAATACCAATCCCTCAGTTACCTTGATTTCCTTGGCAGTGCCGATGGGAACCATAGTGTACTGGATGATCAGTCGGTCGTTCTTGAGAATGTTCTGGTCGGCAGGAATTGTCACCTGGCCGATTCCGCTGATTTCCTCTGCATCGCGCATAGCGTTGAGAATATCAGTTATCAAATTGCTAAATACCGTAATCTGAGCTACGGACAAGCGTCCAGTTGAAGGATCAACCTTTATAGGAGAGTTCACATAAGGCAGGAGAGCCGTGCGAACAGACCTACGAGATTTGTTGATTACGCGGTTCCTGGAGATTGTGCGATAGTCGCCATCGGAGCATGTCTGGTCGCCAGTGAAGTACACGTGGCCCTCAAGACCTGCATAGCGGCAAAGGAACACATAGCCCAGGTCATCAAGATGATCAATCTGAACTTGAGTCAGCGAGTCGTAACGAGTCGGATTTGTCAGAGCGTGACTAACGACAGTTGCGTTACCGAAACCAAGCTCGATGTCAGTAAAGTAATCTGCCAGGTCATGCTGCTGTACCCAACCGATGCTCTCTGCAACATTAGAAGCTGCGAGACATCCCAGCGCGATACCAATGTTACCTACTGGAGTACAAGAATCCAGAGAGGTCTGCATAGCAGCAATCTCATCATTGGAATCCTGGCCCAGAAGAACACTGACATAACGAGCTTTAGAGATACAAGTAGGAATCTTGCTCCATACAACAGACGTTACAGAGGAATTGGATGTCAAAACCTTTGCCGTGTTAGCATTCAGCAAGATAACACAAGGAGCATTGTAATCGTTAGCGAGGCTTTCAGCAACAAGCTCCAGACTATCACGAAGCTGGATTGTGTACTGCTCAGCATTCTCACTGGCCAATTTCCACAGACTCTGCTCAGTCCATACACCGAACTGGTTGATGACACCGTGAGCGGCCTTCTGCATATCAATCAGAACATTCCAGTTGCTTGAGCAATTGGCGAATGCGATGAACAAACGACCCGAATTGCTGTTCTTCTGGAAGAACTGCTTGATGTGATAGTAAGGAATGCCATAGAGGAAGTCAGCACTTACTGTGTCACTTTCCACAGTAGTAGTCTCACCAGTGTACGGCATGATACCGAGTTCTTCCGCATCCTCAAGGCAATTCAGCTCAACAACGGTGTTCTGGAGCTTTGCAGCGAGGGTAGCACCAACGCCTACAGTCCAAAAGTTAGATTGGGCAGAAATATCAAATAGCAGACCGCACACCTTCTCAGTAAGGTTCACCCTTTCGGTTCCAATGTTACCATCGGTATCGGTCATAAATACACCACCTAATGCCATTGTTGTTAATTTTATAGATTATTGTTTGAAATATGGATTTCGATAAAGAATAGCAGTGCCTCTGTCAGAAGGTTTAGTGCCTTTCGTGAACACCTCGCCAGCTTTACCAATGTACAGCTCCCTATAGTTGGGGAATGCTTTCAACACTGATTTCACATGTTCTGGAATGTCCGATTCTGGCACTTGCACTGCTTCAACTTTTTTGTCCTTTTTAGCAGTCTGCTTTTTCTCTTTGGCAGCGGCAGGAGCTTCCTCTTCGTTAGTCGGCTCCTCAACTGTCTCAGTAGGCTGTTCCTGGGTTGCTTCCTGGGTTGCTTCCTGGGTTGCTTCCTGGGTTGCTTCCTGGGTTGCTTCCTGGGTTGCTTCCTGGGAGGTCTGTTCACCTTCCATTACACCAACCTGCTCAGTCTCATCTACTGTAGGAGTAGCTGGGGTTTCTGCTATTACTTTCTTTTTAGCCATAATGTTGTTTTAATTAAAATAGGGAGCGGAGTATCAGTCACCTCCACTCCCTACACATTCATTTTTCGAGATACTAATCGTTATCCGTTGTTGCTGCTTCCACTTGCGGCAGAGCCATAAGCGTAAGTAGTCCAAATGACGATTTCAGAAGGAAGAACGATGTTGACATCGACCTTCATGCGCATCTGGAAGAAGTACAGCTCAGAGTTGGCTTGCAGCTTCTCTACCTTCACAGATTCCTGGTCGGTAGCGTAGTCAACGCCCATCCAGAGGCAGCTATCCATTTCCTTGGTGAACTTACCAAGAGCGATAGTCTGTTCGGGAATACCGTCAATGACTACAACACGCTTGCCCTTGAAGCGATACTTGTTCACGTCAGCGTTCTCAGTGTACTTCACGTCCTTGCTGGACAGATACTGGTCGTAAATATCCCAGAGATCCCAGCCCATGACGAACACGAGCTTCTTGCTCTTGCGGAGCTTCTTAGGACACTTGCGATACATCGCGTACAGAGCGGTCTCTACGGCCTGGCCAGTAGAAAGAGCTGTGTTACCAGCGAGAATCACCTTACCAGAAGCAGCCTCGTTCTTCTGAGCCTCAGTTGCGCCAGTAGGATTGGCTGCAACAGCGGCATTGGCAGCGAGGTTGTCGAGGCAGCGTACAATGAAGCCATCGAAATACTTCATCGGGCCAGCATCACTGGTGCCACCGATGGTCACGTTGTCGTTGCTGTTAGAAGTCAGCGTAGGATCTGCGCCACCCTTCTTAGAACACCAGATGCTATCACCGATGTACTGATCCTTGCGGTCAACCAGCAAGTGAAGCATGGTAGCCTGCACCTTCGGATCAAGCTCACGGAAGATAAGCTCGCCTTCGGGCTGGAAGGGCTTCCAATACTCCTCGAAATCACGAGGATTGAACTCCAGATATACCATGAAATCACTGGGATCCAGGTAACGCTCAGCAAACGTGTACTCGTTCATACCGTCTGAGCCAGAACCACCATGAGTGGAGTTGGGAGTAGCAACATTGTCCTGGATAATCTTACCCAGAGATACGTGAGGCAGAACCTTACGCTTCTGAATACCTGGAACAATATGAATCAACCCCTCCTGGTAGGTGTCATTTCCTTGCGCGGTATATACCAGAAGATCCTCAAGGACTTCACCAGCGTAGGTATTACCAGCATAGTTAATTGTTGCCATTACTTATAATTTATTAAAAGTTTCAGTTAAAATGTTTTGAGTTCAACATCACCGACAACGGCCTTCACCTTCTCAGCCATCTTTGCCTGTGCGTCTTTCAGCTGCTCCTCAATGTGATCCTTGTTTGCAGGGTCATTGGCGATTTGCTGCGAGATAACCTCACGTGCTGGGATGGAGTCAAGGGTAGTCTTGACGGTTTCGAGATTGTCCTGGGCCATCTGGATCCAAGAATCCTTGGACTTCTCATCAATTTTGCCAGCGTCAATGGCATCCTGCACGAGCTTTTCAATAGCGGCATCGTGAGCTGCCTTCTCCGCATCCTTGTAGGTCTTGAGGTCAGCCTTAACCTTGTCAAGCTCAGTCTGCATGTTGGTCACAGCAGCTTCCTTACCCTGGTACTCAATCTTGAGTTTATCCAGCTGAGACTGAACCTCCTTGAGATCAGCTTCTGCCTTCAAAAGCTCTGTGATACGACCAGATACAGATGCAACCGCAACGTCAGCAGAAAAACCAAGCTGAGCGGCCACAGCCTCAAAATTTACTTGCTTTTCCATTTTTGTTTGATTTTGGTTTGAATCTTGTTCACTTTGTAAACGAATAGCGGCTACTTCTTCGAGAAGTTTATTTTCATCCACTTCCTCAACGATAGTTGCCATGATGTCGCGCAAAGACACGGCATTTGTTATTCCTTCAATTTGATTTTTTACTTTTTCAGTGACTTGCTTGGAAGTCTTTAGAATATGGTTGGCTGGAAGAATGCCAGCAGCAACAGCTTCTTTCGCGCTGAAATAAGTACCGTCAGCCTCACCTTCACCATCCATAATGGCACGTACCTTTTCTTTCGATAGGCCAAAACGCTTGGTGTAGATGGTCTCAATCTGGGTACGGAAAGCATTGACCATGTTCTTCACATTCTCATCCTCAGAATCCTGCGAGTAAACGAAAGGATTGTGAATCATAAGGATGGAATAATCGTGCATGTACAAATGATCTCCAGCTGACCAGATAACGCTACCCATTGATGCAGCAATACCCTCAATCACACAGTCAACCTCGATAGGACAAGACTGGATGATTGAGAACGTACTCATGCCATACAACACAGAACCACCGTCTGAATTGATAAGGACGATAATCTTCGATGGCTTAACATAGTCTTGCAACCAAAGAAACTCCTCATTAAAGCATTCGGTAGAACAACTGTCAACAGCTCCAAAGAAACGTATAATGGCAGGAGCATTCGCTTCGGCCTTACCAACCACATACTTGAGTTTATTTACGTCCATTGTCAATCAATTTTTTCAAAGAATAGAATGAATTATTTATAAATGTTGAATTTTACTCTTGAAGGTCAGAAAATTGTGCGGCTTGTTCAATGGTCGGCTCATCGTGGTTTTCATGCTTATCCACGTTATTTTCCTCCAATTGGTCAGTATGATTTGTGAACGGAGGCATTACTACATACCTATCCACATAATTCTTATATTTATAGGATGTGTAATCATAGAACCAAATCTGGTAGTCAATCCAGTAGGGCTGTACCCCATCGTCAAAAGTCAATGGCTGATCCCAGTATTGCAACTGAAAGCGGTTGACCAAAGCTGGGAAATCTGCCTTATGCTGATTGATAGCGTCATTGATGAGCGAAAATGCACGGAATCCATCCATTTCTACGTCATCATCACCATTGTTCAAGCGGTTAAGGACATAATGCAGACGCAACACGCCTTTTCCTTCATTAATACGATATGTACCAACATTCCAGTACATATCTATAAAATGAATAAAACAAGCTGGAAATGCGAGAGCGTATTCATTGTTGTATTCATTGTGCTTAATGCGATTCAATTGACCGTTATCCAACTTTATGGTCTTGAACAGCAATGGGCTGTCATCATTGTTTGGGTCAACGTGTATTCCTTCCAGAATCTTACGCACAGCAAGATATACTTCACACATGGCATTCATAGTCACGGCCTCTTCAATGGTCGTTGGCTGTGAAGATTGAGACTCTTGCACTTGTTCCTGGATTGTCTGTATATCTTCTTGCGGTATCGCGTTAAGCAAAGATTTATCTATAATCATTTCGGAAATCCTTCAAATATTTTTACTGATAGAGCTTTAATTCTTTTGTCAAGTACGGTGGAGAAACCTATGAATTGACGTTGAACACTGGGAACTCCAGTGCGTCCGTATGTATGAGAACCGCTTGGGTCGTTATGTACAGCTGCATAACAGAATCCTTTATGTCTGGCAGCTGTTCCAAAAGCATTCGGATCAGTATAAATACGCATCTGCGTCTTTGTCTGTTCCTTATACTTGATGGAGTTTTTCAATGTGCCAGTCTCGTGCATAATCGGATGTTTATAGCTACGAGTACGTTCCCTCCATGTCATAGAGTTGTTGGTATTCATCCTATGCAAATCAAAGGATTCCTGGAACACCTCAACGGCAGCTTTGGAAGCTTCAACCTTGAAGTTCCACAACTGTAATCCAAAACGATGCTGCAACGGCCTCCATTGCTGCGTCAATTGTTCTGGAGTGATGGGCGTTCCGCGTCTATTCCTTATCTTTGCCATTAAAATACTTCTCCTTTATTCGTTGTGAAATAGACTCAAGCTGTTCCCGATGTTCCTCCTTGATCTGGAAGTATGGATGTTCATCGGAAAATATTCTTCCACCTAATGCCACACTCTCCTTGAAAGTAGGATTGAACCAGAACGGCATTGAAGGAACAATTACGCGCTCATTGTTTACATCCTTAATCTGACCATACACATCCTCATCTTCAACAAGGAAGCAGCGGCATCCGTGTTCAATCGGTGGTATGAGCCATGCTGGGAATCGAGACTTTGGTGCCGAATATCCTTCATACTGCAAGTGCCAGGGCCTCACACGCTCATCGCCTTGTGTCATGTAAGTAAGGATGGTGGTTTCCTTCAATTTATACAAGCCAGCCGCAACAATCATGGCATATTCAACATCCATGTCCTCAGTTGCAGCGTATGTCTTGTTATATTTAGCGAATATTGCGTGGAACTCATCGTCCGTATCGTCATCATCTTCATCGCCATCTTCATCATCCAACTCATCTTCATCTGGAAGATTCATCGCCATCTGATACTCTTCTGCAACGGCAAAATCAATGAGGTTGTCAACGGCAGCAAGAATGACGTTACGTTTTGCCTCCTGCTCTGGAGTCAAATTCTCATAGTTCCTCAAAAGGTCAATGGCATCTTCGTATGTTCCACCGAATCCGTCAATGGCGTGGTGAATCAACAAGTCGGCACGTAAAGCCATCAACTCTTCCATCACCTCCCACTGATCGCTGTCTTTATCAATGCTTTCAAGCAACCGCTCGAATATAGCAAGCAGGGCCGCAAATTCTTTCTCTTTGCGTTCCTCATCTTGCTTCGGCAGTTTCTGTGCTTGAACCTGGGAGAGAGAAGCCCTACCGATTACTTTCTCCCCGACAGAAAATTTACGGCTCCACGCGCATGTCCGTACCTTTTATAGTATTCTTCGTCTGACATGATGTAACGGTCGCCATCACCTCCAGTGGAAGCACCACCACCAACGCCACCAGCTTCGAGATTAAGCTGCTTACCGACAACGACACCGAATGTCTTTTCGATTTCGTCAGCGGCAATCTCGTAACGCTCAGTCAAGAACTGGTAGAGGTCAATCTGGTCTTTGTCTGACATTTCAAGACGCTTAGCGTACTTGAACTCCAAACCAGGCTTAATGTAGCCCATCAAAACCAAGCGAGGCAGGATTTCCTCGTTCATCACATTCTCGATATACTCACGGTACACCTCCACACGGTCACGGAATACATCCTGGTGTGCGCGAGTGGAACCGACATACGACTGGGTTTCACCAGCCATAGACTCAGAACCAAGGATGAGGTTCGACACTTCCTTGTTCACCAAAGCAATCAGTCCAGTAAACACCTTCTCAGAGTTTGACATCGTGAATGTCTTGATGTCAACCTCATCGTTCAAGCCAGTAACGACAACCTTATTCTGAGCGGCACTGGCAATATCATTGGCTAATCGCTTGCGGTCAGTCGTACTCTCTGATTCTGTCTTACCATGAATAATTGGCTGGCCGTATGTGTGTGAGAAATTCACGTAGTTAGCCATCGTGAACTTCTTTGCAAGAATCAATGGCGTGGTAGCTGAGAACAGACCAAGTGTTCCAGAGTTGATGAGAATGTAGTGATCACGATATTGGCGGTCATCAAAGTTCCAGCCTGGACTCCACATACTTTGACGCTTTACAATACGCCTTTGGTCGGCCAACACATTACGTCTCTCAATCTGGTTGACGTACTTGAGCTTTCCAGTGCGCTCATCAATATCTGGCAGAATCTCAAGGGCCGTATAACCATAGAGCTTTGACTCTACAATGCCACGGATAATCTTGATGAACTGGGTGCCTTGAATCTTCTTGGTTTCCTCCACATCACGGACATATTTACCCTTCTCATTCAACCTTGCAAGCATATAACGCTCACCGACAATCTGGGATTCCAGTGTTTCAAGAACAGACGCAAGATGGGCATCCTGCTGAACACAAGCGTCATAAAGGTCAATCAGTTTCCCACGGTCATCCAGAACCATACCTTCGTGGATATGACTCTGAATGGACTTGAAGTGACAGTACCTCTCTATCTCTCTGGTATATTCCTGGATTGTTTTCTTGCTCGTGCGGAATATGCTTTCCAGAAGATCTATGTTGAACTTTTCTGAACTTTCTACTGTAGCCATTGAAAAATCTTTTTTCAAAGAATAGAAAATGTCTCTTTAGTCCGTTTTCATGGCATTCAAAAGAGTACATTTCATATAAGTATGCTTTCACTTTTTTGATATGTTAAAATTTGATTGTGTTTCCAAAAATAAACGTATTATTTATAATACGTTTCAAAAATTCTATATGTTAAAAGCATATTTTCATTAGGTAGTTAAAAGATTTTTCCGTAACTTTGCACCCGATTTCATAACCACTTAAACAAAAGTCAGTATGAACACAGAATTAAATTATTATCGAATCAAGACCGAGTGGACTTCCGAGCAAGAAGATGGTTCACTGGTGAAGCTCAAGACAGAAGAGCTTGCGTTTGCAACAAGTTACACAGAGGCTGAGAAAATCGCCTATGCGCTTGTCGAGGATCAGAGACGTGACAAATACGGCTCCGTATCTATTGACATCACAAAGACGAAAATCACAGAACTTCTGTATAACGACATCCTGGTACACGATGAACGCCTTATCGGTGGACTCGTCTGCAACTACTTCGACTCAGAGGATGACCAGGTTGGCATCTATGCTGTCAAGGTCATGTTCATTGACATTGACGAAAAGAGCGGTAAGGAGAAGAAGTCAGTAGAAACTATCTTCACTCCTGCAAAATCCAATACCAATGCTGCTGCATGTATCAACGAGCATCTGGAAGGCTCAATGAGGGATTATGTAATCCGCGACATCAAATTTGACAAGGCCGAGGCTGTTCTTTGGCCGAAGGATATTCAGCAGTCTAAAATGAACCAAGCAGCATAACACTATGCAGCTCAAGGTATCTGGAAGGCCAGTAAATATCACTTGTAACGAGCATTCCTTTCCAGAATTTCCGAATTTGCTCTTCGGGAAAATTGACAAAGCATCCTATTTTGATGCTTCCGCATATCTTCAAGAGAATCATCCAGAGATTAGCGTCATGGATTTTATGTCTCAGTGTGAGCCGCTGATATTAAAGCTGCTCAAATCATACGGCATAACATCCGAACAAGTTTTTATCACTAACCAGGATGGTCACATTTTAATTGATGGTACTTTCAGCTACCTCTTCCTATCTTTTGTTGAACAAGATTTCTTAGCATACATCTTTGATAGGATTCACGAGGTATTCGCTAACGGCTTCTCCGTATCTGACACATATCTACTGCATCATGCTTCAAGACGTTTGTCTAAGGAACTATTGAGCATGATAGCAAATGGAAAATAATCTGAGGGAGTCAGAACACCACATCCTCATATTCAACCCAACCAAGCGTCTTGTCGCAATCGCCCAATCAACATGGGCCGCTGGCCGTATGTTCAAAACCAACCAGCAACGTGTGAAAGACGTTTGCATTGGAAAACAAATATCGACATGTGGGTTCTATTTCCGTTATCTGGACGATAGCGTTGAGGTCACGTTCCAAGACCTTGGAACTCTGTCACTCAAAGAGTATGACGAGTTATGCGGTGTTGACAGACCAATATACGCCACGAACAAAATGAGCCGTAAAGGTATGAAGTATAAAACAAGAAAAAAGCAAGAAGAAGTATGAAAATCAAAATCATCAACAAGTCAGCCAATGAGCTGCCATCCTACGAGACCATCCAGTCCGCTGGAATGGATCTGAGAGCAAACAATGATAATCCCATCATTCTCGCTCCAATGAAACGTGTACTCATCCCGACTGGTCTGTACATTCAGCTTCCAGTTGGTTACGAAGCACAAGTTCGCCCACGCAGCGGACTGGCTCTCAAAAATGGTATAACAGTCCTTAATGCACCTGGAACGGTGGATGCCGATTACCGTGGTGAAATAGGCGTTATCCTCTTTAATGCAAGCGATGAACCGTTTGTCATCAACCGTGGCGAGCGTATCGCCCAGATGGTAATTGCCAAACATGAACGTGCCGAGTTTGAACTCGTTGAATCACTGGATGATTCCGAGCGAGGACAAGGTGGTTTCGGACACACTGGAGTAGCGTAATCATTCATAGGTACGGCATAGGGTAACTTGTGCCGTACCATTAATTTCATACATTATGAGTGCAACAGTACAATCGACCGAGGTGAACAAAATTGAAACATTGTTGGGCCAAATCAAAAAGCACAACGAATCTTACCGTCTTGGATGTCCAGAAGTATCTGACCAAGAATACGATGCAGAAGTAGAACTTCTCAAAAGCCTCGATCCAGACAATGACTGGTTCAAACATACAGAGCCAGTAAACGTGCCGACAAGCCGTAAGGTGTCTCTTCCAATTCCAATGAAATCTCTGAACAAGGTGAAGAACCTTCCAGAACTATTCGCATGGTATAACCAGTTTAACATCAATGAAGAGGAACACGTTATCATCACGCCAAAATTCGATGGCCTCTCACTCCTTTACAACGAGGACACACTCCAGGCTTATTCGAGAGGCGGTGCTGACAACGAAGGCCAGGATTGTACCAAACATGCAAAGATGGCTGGGTTCAAGCGTGATAACAATATTCTCTATTACTCTTTCGGGGAGTTTGTATTCAGCTGCAAAAACTGGGAGGAACACTTTGCAGGAAAGAAGTCGGAAGAGACTGGAGAACCGTACAAATCTCCAAGAAATACGGCAGCTGGATTGCTCATGCGCGACCAGCCTTCCGAGTTGTTAAAGTACGTAGATTTCTTCCGCTACGGCACAGATGACAACTCACTTACACAGTTCAAGACATACATAGACGTATATCGGTATCTTTGCAAGACATACGACCAGCCATTCCTCATGGCCGCAATTCGGCCCAAAGACATCACTGAGGATTATTTGCTCAGTCTATTCAAAGAATGGCGAAAGCAATACTACATTGATGGTTTGGTCATCTATATCAACGACCTTTCCCTCTGGGAGAAGATTGGCCGACACACGACAACTGGCAATCCTCTATACGCCATTGCATACAAACATCCAGACTTCACGGAATCTTTCGAGACTACCGTAAAAGGAATTGCATGGAGAGCAAGTAAGGCTGGAGCATTGAAGCCAGTTGTAAATATCGAGACAGTTGACACTGGTGATTGCCAGATGGAGAATCCTACTGGCTACAACGCAGGATGGATTAACAACATGGAAATCGCCAAAGGTGCCAAAATCCTCGTCACTCGATCTGGAGGCGTGATACCTAAGATTCTCCAGACTCTCATTCCTGCCACCGAAGAAGAACAGCATGAAATGTGGGATGAACTGGCATTCTGTCCTCATTGCGGAGAGCCTACGTCTTGGAACTCAAGCTACAAGGAACTCATGTGTACAAATCCAGATTGTCCTGGCATCAAGCTCGCCAAAATCATATTCTTCTTCACGATATGCGGTGCGGAGAATATGGGTGAAGAAACATTCGCTAAACTCTACGATGCTGGCTTCACATCCATAAAGGCTATACTCAATATGACAGCTTCCGATGTTATGAGTATTGATGGATTCGGAGAAAACATGGCCAGCATTATTGCCGAGAACGCGAATAAGATCAAAGCTGGAGTCGAACTGCCTACGCTAATGCAAGCAAGCGACTGTTTCCCAGGTATCGGAAAGGTGAAGGCCCAGAAGATTATTGAAAAACTGTCAGAGGAAAGCCTGGAAGATCTGTATGACGATGAAGTCATCATAGACGTTGAAACCAACAAAGAACTCGTGAAAGAGGCTGAAAACGAAACGTGGCGTTCATTCTTCCAGGGCTACAATGCCTTCAAGAAATTCATAAAAGACAATGGGCTTACCATCAAAGAGCCAGAAAAAGTTGCCGTTGACGCAAACGGACAGTTCAAGGGAATGTCTATTTGCTTCTCTGGAGTCAGAGACGCTTCACTGGAACAGCGCATAGTCGCTGGAGGTGGTGCCATTGCCAGCGGTGTCAGCAAGAATACAACGCACCTTGTGGTCAAGGATAAATCGGGAACATCAAGTAAAATCTCAAAAGCAAACCAACTTGGTATTCCAATTATCCAGATTGATGAATTTGACGATTTCTTCAAAGTATGATGAAAGTGGAGGTCTTAGGGCCTCCATTTTTGTTTGAAATGTTAAATTTTGACTCATTTGCACATTTTTTCAAAGTATTATTTGGCGGTTAGAATTTCATTTTGTAACTTTGCACCACAAAAGTGAAACAAAAGCAATTTATGGCAAAGAAAAATCAACTCACAACAAGCGACTATCTGGAGTATAGCGAATATGAACGGCTCCTGGAATGTCTGCACAAGGACGGTAAGCTGTTATGGGAACTCTACGCAAGAATTTCCTTCTGTACAGCTTGTCGGGCATCTGATGTACTTAATTTCAGATGGAAAGATATTCTTGACAAGGATTTCCTCAATGTTACAGAGCAAAAGACTGGAAAGACTCGCGCCATCAAGATAAACGGAACTGTCAAGAGGCGCATACGGCTACTCTATGAACTAATGGACTCTCCAGAAAAGAACGACTACATCTTCAAGAGTCCGTACACTGGAAGGTCTCTCACTATCCAGTGTATCAACAAGCAGCTCAAGGAGTTCAAGTGGAAGTACAAACTCAACATTGACCACTTCTCCACCCATACATTCCGTAAGACATTCGGACGCTACGTTTATGAAACAAACAACCGTAGCGCAGAAAGCCTTATCTTACTCAACAAGATTCTGAACCATACGAGCATCCAGATTACCAAGACTTACATCGGTATCACGCAGGACGAGATCAACAATATCTTCGACTCCATCAAGTTCTGATACCACCCCAATAAATTGAAGCGCATTCGTGCGCCCTTGCATCTTATTTATTCACAGTTTAGCAAATTCATTATGTGTGAAAGTGCAAGGAAGGCGAATGCTTCCAAAAACGCTTGTTCTATTTGCGGTGGTAGCATTAATATCGGAGAGTTCGATATTAGGGCAATCCTTACCAGAAAGATGAAGGCAGAACACCTCTGCTTTACGTGTGCTTTCTGGAAAGACAAGATCGACCATCCAGTTCCAGGAAGAGAAATTATCAATGGTTGTCATTATGTGTTCCATGAATGGCTCAGACAGCCAGTACCTTTCCAGGGCAGTTGTGGCCATCATTATTACATCCTCAAAACGGATGGCAGTGTAAAACGCTCAAACAACGTATGGTTCCAAGGAGAGATTCCAGAGCGTTTCAAAAGACAGTTACCAAACACAGCAAGACTCATCACGAAGAAAGCCTACTATCTCATCAAGAACATGGGCGACTTCAAATGTTGCAAAAAGGGTTGCTGGGATCGCTACCATTGCTATTTTTATGACCACACCATTGAAGCTGAGACTGGCCCTTGGAACCAGATTCCAAAGAACCACAAGGTCGGTGCTGAAAACTGTGAAACTTTCCTCAATATGAACACGATGTATGAACAGTAGTGCCTTGCTAACAATACTTGCGTGTATTCTAATTGTCGGCATCATCATTTTAATAATGGCCGTTAGAAGCACCAATAGGCATATCGAAGCACTCGCTTTCTGTATGCACGAGATTCACAAATCTGTATCTCAACAGAGATATATTGACAAGAATCTGGAGAACTTCAAAATAGGTTCTCTCAAATACATCCTCATCGGCACAAGGCTATACATATCAGCTATCATGGAGAAATCAATCATGGAAGAGCGATATGAAGATGCCCAGCAATGTAAAAATGCAATCAAAGAAATTTCAAAACTTATAGATTTTTAATTATGGAATATGTATTAGGATTAATCGTATTGATTGTGCTGTTAGCAATCGTTGTGTTCATTCCGTGCTTCATCATTCAGAGTCTCGCTTGCAAAGACTGTCCTCTGAAAGAGAAATGCGAGAAAGAAGTGAGAGACAATGGCATCACGCTATGCCACAACAACAACCATCTACACATGAATTATTTTAATCACTTCAACCCAATGATATGATAGGCGCAACAATACCCATCGTCTGTTCAACCCCAGCCGTTGACAATAGTGTCCAGATAGAGACAATCACACCAGACTGGCCACAAGAAGTAACATTCACATTCCAGGTTCCAGCCGCTATGATAACGACTGAAACAATTGTGAAGCGACACAAAAAGAAAGATCCGTACATAACCTACATATCTCGCCATCACAGCAGAACATCAAAGCTGATGACTGGATATTCTCGCGTGAACTACTGGAAGCGCATAAGAAGCAGTATTTGGCAAAAACCATCTGCCAACATCCTTCCGACAATTCAACTCATATTCATTTTAATACTCATACAATTATGATTCTTGAAAAACTCTCAAAGGAAAAGCTCATAGAAGCTCTACACAAACCAATCATGGAATGCTCTGAGGAAGAAATCAGATTCGTGTTCCACATTTTTGGATTCGACCTCAAAGAAGCTTGCTTCAATGATAACATCGGAATGAATTTCGAGGTGCATTACAAGCGCGTGTACATCGTGCGTGTCGTGTGTACATTATCTCATCTTCTCAGTTTCGAGAACGAGTACATCGACTTTGGCGACAAAACGCATGGAATCTCAATGGGCCACACTGAGACATTGGCAGAGACTATGGTGGTGTTCATCAACATGTTCACGCCCAACCTCCTCCAGTCTGCTGGATATGAAATCAAGTATGACCCAGAAAACTCTCTGTTTGAAAATCTGGAAGAGGCTCAGGATTATCTCAAGACCATCCAGGAAGAGGCTCAGAAGATTATCAGCGTGAACCATCCAGACCCAGTTCCAGCCCCAACCCCTAAAAAAGAGAATCCAGATGAAGCAACCAATTGATTTAGTCATTCCATACGTAAACTACACTGATGAGGAATGGCAGCAAACATTCATCGCTACATGTGAGCAAAACAACATCACACCAGCACCAGAAAGATGGTGCGATATGGGTACTCTGGTGTATTTGTTCAGAGGCGTTGCTCAGTATATGCCCTGGGTGAGAACGGTTCATCTTCTCGTTGAACGTGAAAGCCAGGTGCCAAAATGGATTGACCGCTCCAAGGTAAACATCGTGTACCACCATGACATCATACCTTCATGGAACCTTCCGACATACAATTCACAGTGCTTTGAATTGTTCCTTCACAAAATCAAAGGACTCAGCGACTACTTCTTGTACGGAAACGATGACATTTTCCCATTGCAGCCAATGGAGCCAGAGGATTTCTTCGACAAGGACACGATGAGGCCCAAGATAAGAGCATTCGTATCGAATGTAAGCATTATCGACACGTACACTTTTGCACTCCATAACAGCGAAAGATTTGCTCGCAGAATGTTGGAAAGCGGAGAAGTGAACCTTGACAAATCATTTAGGTTCGGACATTCCATCAACCCAATGTGCAAGGCTACCTGGCAGAAAATCTGGGAATTTGATGAGAACGCCATAAAAGGCTCCCTTACGACATTCCGAGACAGCAGGAACATGAACCAGGACGTACACCAATGCTACCATTATCTGAGCGGAAACTACACCAGAAGCAACCGAAAGACAATGTACACCAATGTCAAAGATATGCAGAAAGTCCTGGATGGCATCCGCAGCACCGATGTACAAATGCTCTGCATCAATGACACGGCAGTTGACAACATAGAGCAAGTTTCAATGATTATTAACTTTGAGCTTCAAAAGAAGTTCCCAGAAAAATGTAAATACGAATTATGAACAGAGAAGAATTAGCAAAGATGTGGGCCGACAAGTTTGACGCTATATATCTGCTGCACTTTATACCCAGCAAAGACAGACTGGCTCCAGCACTGGAAGAATTGAACCGCGTAGGCATCACTGATCATCCGAAATTCGTTCTGGATGAGAAAGTGTTCACGCCTTTTGACCGCATCATCTTCAAAAATCTCCGTAGGCCGTACTATGGCGACAACATGACTGAAAAACAGCGCAGAATCCTGGATATTTCCAAGCAGCACTACGATGTCATCAAGAAGGCGTATGAAAGCGGCTACAAGCGCATTCTCATCATGGAAGATGACGTATGCTTCCTCAGAGACCTCGATCTGATTAAAACATACATCACCAATATGCCAAACAACTTTGACATACACATCCTGGATTACAGATTCTATCATCCGATGGATAGCGTGAAGCCGACTGTAGAGGAAAAATACAACAAGGCCCTGGCAGCAAAAATCAACGACTACTACTGTAACGTATCTGACTTTGAGGCCATATATTCGGCAGCTTGCTACGCCATCAACAGAACGTACATGTATCACATCATCCAGAACACGGAATATCAGCTCCAGCCGATTGACATGCTGACATGTGCCACGCCTGGGAACATTGATGAACACATGAGATTCAAACGCTGCATACCAGTGAAGAACGTGGCCATCCAGAGAGCAATCGGCTCATGCGCAACTGGTGGCAACAAGAACGTGAAGATTTACAAAATGTATGACGATCTGAAATTGGATGTCAACGATTATGCAATAGAAATTAACTGTTAAGCCTTGGGCGGCTTTGTAAAACCCAAAAACAAACATTATGAATTTCGGACAAGCAATTGAAGCAGTAAAGCAAGGAAAGCTTGCAGCTCGTAAGGGATGGAATGGTAAGGGCATGTTTATCTTCATGCGCCCAGAGTGTGAACTGACAGCAGAAACAGTGGTTCTGAAAGTCCAGTCGCTCCCATCTGCATTCAAGGAATGGGTCGCTAAGAACTACAGCGACTCACAGAAGGATGTCATCAAGTTCACTCCGTACCTCTGTATGAAAGCAGCTGACAACACCGTTGTGAACGGTTGGCTGGCTTCTCAGACCGACATGCTATCTGAGGACTGGGAGATTCTGTAACCAGTCCGTTTTCTGCCACTTCATAGATTATTTGGAGTGGCAGAAAAATTTTCTCGCAAAATCGTAAACATTCATATACAAGCAAGTCTATTCATAGTAAAAACAAAAGCAATGACAAGAAAAAGTATCATTATTGATTTCGACATTGATTTGAAGTTCTGGCACTTGATACCTTCCATCAATATCAACCTTCACTCACATGAGCTGGAGTTTGAATTTATGTGCATTGGATTGTACGCATCAATCAAGAAGCCAGCTGAGAGTGAATCGTGGGATAAGCTTCCAAAGTTCAAATCTTTATTCAAATAAGTGTATGGACGAAATATACAAACGATATAATCTCATGGTAGATCTCAAGCGTTATTATAAATCAATATCGCAAGAAGAACTACAAAAAGCCATCCAAGCATGTGCGGCCACGAAGGAAGAAATGGAGAGCGTGGCCAAACAAATTGGAGCGGCCATCAAACAGCCATCACTATCAGATATGCAACAACAGCTTCAAGCATATCTGAAAGGCTACAGCAAACAAAATATTGACCGCAGGAAACGTCATGGTAAATGCCGATTTGACAAGCAGGGGCTTATTCGTAGAATGTGTACATACTGGAATAAACCTATATTGCCAGATACTTGCAAGAAATGTATTAAAGACAATAAAATATGAAAGAAGAAATCAGATACCTATATGATAACCGCGCAACCGACAATGTTGTAAAGGCGCACATCATCGCATATCTACCACATCCAGAACGGCCAGATGACAAACTAATTGTTTATCGCTGGTTCGGAATCCATAAACAATATTGGTGGTATGGTGTCACGGATGAGGAAGAGCAAGATTTATGGAAAGATTATGTTCAAAAGGCTCTAAAGCTTAGAAAGGAAAGAAGATGCAAGAAACATTATACATAATAAAATACAAACAATGAAATTATCAAATATTACATTTACTGGCATTGACGGTCGTACAGACCTTGGTGTCTTATGGGAAATTCAACAGAAGTACCCAATTGTAGAATGGGGTGTATTGGTTGCTAAGAACTGGAAGGACAATGGCAATCGTTATTTCAACCCAAGTTATTTGGACTCTTTAGAAAATCGCGGACTCAATCTGTCCGCACATCTTTGTGGCAGCATAGCTCGTGCGGCTGTTAGAGGAGATATAGAACCATTCAGAGAATGGGCGTGTGGCTATAGCTACATATTTCAACGCTGTCAACTCAACGTAGCGACATCACAAAACAACCCCATGAGTTTTGACTATTCGGGCGAAATCTGCAATTATTTCGATGAAGTCATTTTACAACAGAAGTCGGCTCGTGAAGTGCCATTATTCCTCAACAGCAAAGTAAGTCGCCACATTACATGCCTTCTTGATGCCAGTGGAGGACAAGGTATCGACACGCCTATTGAGATATTGAATCTGCCACATAAGATTGGATATGCTGGAGGTATCAATGCAGATAACGTGGCAGACAAGCTCGCATACCTACTTGAAAGTGATGACGTGTATGATTTCTGGATTGATATGGAAAGCGGAGTCCGCACAAACGACTGGTTTGATACCGACAAAGTATGGCACATTCTGGAAGTTTGCGACAAAATTATTAAAATGTATGAGCCGTAAATTGACCAGAAAAGACAAGCTGATTCACGCATCTGATTTCAAGTGCGTAGAATGCGGAGAGCAAGCGGAAGTATTCTTTCCAGTCATGGATCCAGATATTCCGTCTTACCCATATTGCAAAAAGTGTGCTGACAAGGCCCACCAAGAATTAATCATCAAAATACTCGAAATAGACAGAAAATACAACAATGGAGAGAATTGACTTATACAACCAGAGGTCGCTCACGATGGACGAAATGAGCGAACTGTTCGCGGCAAATAACCCTGGGTTTATTCCGACACTCCAGGCGGTTGGCCGCTACGCAAGGAAAATAGGCTTCAAACGTGCCACACAGCGGCAGAACGGAAAACAAGTGTACTTCTATGTAAAACCTCAGAACAATGGAATCTAACATCATCATCCCATACAGCCATCACCACCGTGATTGCGCGATGATGATTGGCAAACCATGTACCCAGGCTGTGTTCGAGTATCTGTTCGATGAATACCAGGCCAGAATGAAGGCTGGGAAACCGATAGCGGATATTCCGTTCAGCAAGTCCAAGATTTCAAAGGCCAGATCAATCAACCGCGAGACGGTGGGCAGGACTCTTGATGCACTGGAGAAAATGAAGCTCATTACAATCAATGACAATTACTATTCTCTGGATGGCAAACTGTACATGGCCCTCATCAAAGCATTCTCAGCTACACCATACAACAATCGGCAGCGTTTCATTGAGTTGCTGGCAGACGGTTGTATTGATGAGCTGGAAGCGTTTGGTGTATCACTTGATGGGGTTTCTGAAAAAGAAATCGCAGCAATGTCTGGTTCAATCATCGAAACTGACGATTTTTCGGCAGGGTTGTCGAAAAACCAGCAAGTATGTATAAAAACCGACAGTGTTGTCGAAAATCCGTCACCTATGTCGAAAAACCAGCAGTGGTGTCGATTTTTCGACAAGTATAACGCCAATTTTGTCGATTTTTCGGCAGTAATTCGTGAAAATATGTCGGATTTCCAGCAAGTGTGTCGATTTT